TCGTCCAACGACGCTTTCGCGTCCGGGGCCGCCTTGGGATCAGTCGCAGCCGCCGTCGTCGCGGGCGACTTGGCGTCAGTTGGCTGGGCCGCCGTTGGTGCGGGCGCGTTGGTCACGCCCAAAGCCGCAAGCAACTTGTCCAAGGCTGCGTCATTGGTTGCGGCCGGTGCCTCCGCCGCAGGAACCGAAACTTTCTCGCCTGCCGGTGCAGGCTGAGCAACCTGGTCCGGCGTGATTCCGTGTTCCTGAAGCGTCTTGTCCGCATCTGACGCTTCCGCCTCCCCGCCGCTGTCCAGCGCGTCAAACGCTGCGGAGATAGCGGTCGCGCCGTCGCGTGCATAATCCGCAGGCGTAGGCGCAACGGTTTCTTGAACCGCCGCATTGGGTTCACCGGGCTCCTGCTGGGAGTTGTCGACCGTTGTTTCGTCCATTGTGTCCGCTCCGTGATTCCTGCTGTGCGCGGTGCATGACGCGCATCACGATTGCATGCGGACGATTTATACCACACTCCGTGGTGTTGTAACGTGTCATACTTGTGACACGTTTACTCCGACAATCGGTTGGCCTCGCGGTAGATGGTCGACAGAACTTCCTCGCGTTGCGCGGTTGTCAGGGGCGATGGCGTGGGCTTGAGTTTGCCTTCGTTCTCCAGCCGCCGCCAATCATCGGTTTCCAGTTGTTCCTTGCGGCGATCCCACTGTTCTCGCTGCCGCGAGTCGTCGAACATCACGCGGCCATCGCTTTGGATGCAGTTGGCCAAGTCGCCACCCATTCGCTGCCGAAACGTGGCAACGCCGCCGGGTCCGCACCCTTCCGTGAGCGACATGGACTGCTTGCCGATGAACGTGCGAAAGCCTTGCTTGATGTCAAGACGTTCAAACTGCGGCTCCGTGGGCGAGTCGCACTGCGGGCACTTGAGGAGCGTCGACATGGACTTGGCCCGCTTGGCCACGGATGCGGACACGTAGTCCTCAAACGTGTGATTGCACGAAACGCAACGACGGGGGTACATTGGCATAGGTAATCACCCAAGCGTCCGGCCGGGGGCCATGCTGGCTCTCTGGTTGGTTCCTGATGCGTCCCTGGCCATCTGGGCCAGTTGCATCCCTTGCGAGTTGGTTCCGGGGTTGCGAGCGCCTGCGGGCGACGCGCCAGCCGGCGCGATCATTTGGGCCTGCATCATCTGCATCATCTGTTGCTGCAACGTGACCGGCACTTGGCCGTTGGGCGGCATCATGCCCGGAGTCATCAGCATCTTCAGCGTCTCCTCGACGCCAGTCGGGAAGATGTCCGCCAGTTCCGGGTATTCCTTTGTGAACAGGTTGAGGGCGGCCCGAATGTCGCCGCCAAACATGGCCGTCATTTGCACAAAGTTGGGCAGGACCGCCACGATCTGCTGCAACCGCACCAGCCGCGTGGCCTGATCCATGCTGGTCGCAAACTCGATGCCGCAGTCGTACGTGAAGTCGCTGAAGTCGCCTTCGCGGGTCGCGGGGTCGTACACCACGTTGGACTTGAGGCCCGGTCCTACGGTGATCGAGTACAACTGCTCTCGCACCGGAGCCGTGTCCTCGTACCACGACAGCCGCTTGATGATGTTGCGGCGGGCCTGCTGAAGCGGGCCACGGATCATCTGGATGAGGTTGTTGGCCTTGCCAGCAATGATGCTCGCCTCGGTTGCGGTGTCCGCAACGCCGCTGCGTCCGGCCGACTGCTGCAAACTGGCTCCGGCGTTGTCTGCCAGGTTCAACAGAACGGTCATGCCGCGCTGGAACTGGTCAATCATGCCGCCAGTGACCATCTCCTTGACGCTGTTGGGGTCGCCCGGGATCGGCTCGTCGTCCGCGGCCTCGTTGATGGCCATGGCCGTTTCCTTGCCGATCTCCTCGCTGTACACGGGGTTGCGTTTGGTCTTGAGGACGTGCCGAATGGTGCGTTCCGCAACCCGCTGGACCGCGAGGTGCAGGTCCATGAGCCGCATGGCCAGACTGATGCCGTTGGCGTCGTTGGGATGCTCGTAGATCCGGACAGACTCGTAGGGGCCCAGTTCGTAGCCTTCGTACTCGCGTGGTTCGATGATGAACCGGTCCGTCTGATCAAGGTTGGCCACGACCATTTCCAGTCGCCGGTTGCCATCCCACACCATCATGTACCACAGTTCGATCAAGTCGTCGCTCAGCAACGCGTCGGACGTCAGTCCGGCGTACCGCTGCGGGGCCGACGGATCCAAGTGAACCTGCTGGTTGGTGATGTTGGGCAGGGTCGAGATGTAGTCGGGATCCCCAATGCCCGCCTCGAGCAGCACTTGCCTGTCGGCAATGAACCGGTCGCCAATAAAGCGACGCTCGTCGGGGTGTCTGGCAATCGGGTCGGTCGTCAGATTGCCCGGCGGCACGCGAATGGCAAACGGCTGGCCCGGGTCGTACGTCGCGGAATCGACCCGCACCCAGTCGGGTCCGTCCTTGAGCCCGCACCGCCACATGCCCTCGCCGCACAGCAGCGTGTCGAGCGTCACCAGCCGGTCCTGCGCGGGGATCTTCAGTTCCTCGCACAAGTGGGTCAGCCGAAGCCCTCGCATGGCGGCTTCACCCTGGAACCCGGTCAACTTGGACGTGCAGTCCACCGTCCACCGGGACGACACCAGTTGGGGCAAGTACGCGTCGATCATCGAGCCCAGCACGCTGATTGGCTGCGTCGAGCCGATCTTCTGGGCTTCCGGATTGATCATGGTCCGGAAGTAGGGTCCGGCCAGTTGCTGCTCTGCCAGCAGTTGATTGTGGCGAATCCAGTCTCGTCGGTACCACCCGTGGCGGGCTGCCGTGACGATTCGCTTGGGCTCGATGCGTGCCATGACCGGACCTCGCGTGTGCAAAGCCCGGGCGGAATGTCCCGCCGCATGATAGGTCCGGCCTAGACGTACCCGTAGCAGCCACGCCCTTGGCGTGTCTGGGCTGCTTGCCGTTGCGCCTTGCGGTACGCAAACGTCGTCGGATCATGCTCGGGCTTGGGCGGCTCGGGGGGCTCCGGCGCGTGCGCCGCGGCGTGCCACGCAAGCCCGTCGGCAATGACTTTGTCGCCGTGCGGCACCCGTGCAATGTCGTCCGTCGGGTCCATGTCTCTCTTGATGGACACCAGACTGCCCCGCTTGTCAAAGGCGTAGGTCATGCACTCGGTCAAGGCCGCCGCGGACGGGTTGTAGAACGACCCGTTGGACAGGGCGGTCTGGTAGGCCGTCAACATGGCAATCTTGCCCGGCTGGGACGAACGCCAGCCGACTTCCAGCGACGTCTTGGTTATTGCGGCGTCCTTCTTGGCCCCGCCAATCCTCGTCGTGAACAGAGCCGGGTATTGAATGTCCATCATGGCCTTGACAAACGCCTGGCCTGCACCGCCGTTGGTTTCCGGGCACACCCGGACGGCTTTAGTGGCTCCTTGAAGCCACAAGCCAAAGACGGCCATTTCGCGGGCGGCCACCTCCGGACCGACCAGCGGGCTGGAGTATTCGGCAATCTTGGCTCCTTGGTCGGGGCTGAACACGGAAAACACGGTGTTGCTGGATCCGACACCCGCACCGATGTCGCAGCCGGCAACGTACGTGAACTGGCGGATTGCGTCAACGTCATCGGGGTGGAACCACAGTTTCCACTTTCCACGCCCGTCCTGCTGCTTCCACTCGGCCAGTTTGACGTCTCGGCTGATAAGCAGGTGGTCCTTGAACGACGCGCTGACGTCTGGCAGGTCCAAGTCGCCCTCGTAGATGGGTGCGATGGTCTGGGCCATGAGCCGCGACACCAACGCCCGGGGAAAGAACCCCGCCGCGGCGTCGCACGGCTCGGCCATGTATTCCTGCAACCACAGCCAGTCAGGCATCTTGGAACGACGGTCGCGAATCCGCTCCAACTCCTGCTCCGGCAGAAAGTTGTTGTCAAATGTGGTGGCGGTAATGCCCGCCCAGTCCGGGTCGTCGGAGGCGGCGTCAAAGAACGAGTCAAAGTCCGGACCGATGGGGTTGGGCGTGCCAAGGAACAACGCCCGCCCTTCAAAGTCGATCAGTGTCGCGCTGGCGGACGCGTCCCACCACCGCCGGAGGTTGGGAATCAGGCCCGCCTCATCCACGATGATCTTGTGGTACTTGCGGCTGCGGCCCGCGTCGAGGTTGTTGTTGAGCGTCCACGCCTCCACGGTGCTGCCGTTGACCAGTTCCATGCGGAACTTGGCGTTGTTGACCCGTTTGATGGCGGGAGCCAGCGTCCTTGTCAGCGTTTCCCACACGACGTCGAGGTACTTGTACTCGGGCGTGAACCAGCCGACGTGGTAGTTGTTGCGCGAGGCGACCCCCGGGCGAGCCAAGTCCCCGATGGTTTCAATGATGCCCAGCGTCGACTTTCCGAAGCGCCGCCCACACCGGACAATGCGGTGTCGCGTCGTGTCGCTCCAGATGTTCCGCTGGCCCTTGTGCGGCTCAATCGCGGTGATCGCAGTTGGCTGGGCGGCCATCGGGATACACCAGTGTGATTGACACCTGGCCCTCGTTCTGCTGGCGTGACGACGGCTCGCCGTACATGTGAGCCACAATCTTGAGCGCCACGTTGGACGCCGTCGGCGTTGGGTTTCCGACGGCGTCGGTGGCGTTCAACGACTTGACGATGGTTTGCACGGCCTGCTGAATGATGGGCCGCGTGTCCTTGCCGATCTCCAAGTCCGCCGGCGACTGACTCAGGATGCCAATGAGCGTGTTGAGCCCGGAGTTGGGGCGTCCCACGCGCTTGACCTGCGTCTCGTCGTCACCGACCTGCTTTCGGTGCAACGCTTCCATGTCCGCTCCTTACCGCGTGTTGCCGCGCCCGCGAATGACCTGACGATCCAAGTCCCGCCCCACTCCGATGAATCGGTTGGCGGCCAGCAACTGCGTCCAAATCGCGGCCCAGTACGTCCGGTACCCGTTCACGTCTCCGCTGCCGCCCGTGGTCGTGGGCACGGCCAAGTGGTATGGGTCCAACGTCCACGCCTGTCCGGTCGTTCCAGCGACCGTGACGTTGGCAACGGGAATCCGGAACGTGCTTCCGCTGACGTTTGACACCTGCCACGTGCCGTTGACGTTGGGCGTGCTGTTGGTGCCGTTGATGATCACGTGGTCGCCGTTGGTCAATCCCAACGCGCTGGTGGTCGTGATGGTGGAAGTCCCACCGGCCGACACGGCCACGCTGCTGACGTTGGCGATGCTGGCCCAGCCGCTAGTTCCCGCCACGGTCACGGTGGACACCGGGATGGTAAACGTGTTGCTGGCTACGTTTGACACCTGCCACGTACCGTTCACGTTGGGCGTGCTGTTGGTAGCGGTGATGGTCACAAACGAGCCGTTGGCGATGCCAGCCAAGGCTCCAATGGTCGTGATGGTCGACGTCCCGCCACTTGACACGGCCACCGCCGAAATCGCGTTGGCGACGCGGCTGCTTGCGTAATAGGACACGTTGCCAGCCCCGGCGTTAATCAAGGCCGCCGTCGTCCAAAGGCTGTTGGCGTTGATGCCGGTCACGTTGCGAGGGAACCGGTTGGCCAGCGTCGGGATCGCGATGGATCGGTAGTCGGCCTGCTTGGGTTCCGACGTCCCCACTGTGTTGGGATGGTCGGGATGCACGACAAACACGATGTTTTCGGCGTCAAACCCGCATTGCAGCCACGCGGCAATGACAAACCCGATTACCAGGCTTGCGTCGTCGATGTAGGCGTTGGTGCTGGAGGCCGTCTCGTCGGCGTTGACGCTGTTGGACGTTTCCGTGGTGTAGTTGGACCCGTCGTTGATCACGAACAGGCAGATGGGCTTTTGATTGGCCGCCTGCGCGGGCCTCGCCATCATCTGGAAAAAGTGAATGAGCGTTTGGGGGGTGATCTGCTCGCCGTCCGTGCGGCGAATGGCAAAGGCAAAATCGTGAACCGATTGCCCGCCCCTCGCCCAGAACCGCGACACGACCGCGCCCGTGGTGGCGTTGGTTTCCCACGCAAGCATGTAGCCCAAAAACACCTGACCTGTCGGCGGTACGGATCCGGTCCCATACCCAATCCGGAGTTTGGTGTTGACAGTGCCAAGCGCGCTGAGCGTTTTGGTCGCCCGCAGCATCTTGGACGGCGTGCCCGACGCAACCGTGATGGCCGACGTGTCCGTGAACGGAACGTCGATGTTGGGCACGCTGCCCTGCGTCGCCTTGGGCGTAAACGTCCCGCCGGACGGCGTTGCGTTTCCGTACCAGTAGTCGACGGTAATGGCGTTGGCGGGGTTGAAACACATCGGATTCGGTGGCGTAGCCGAAATTTCGACGCCATTGCCGCCTTGCGCGGCACCGTACGAGTACGCGTTGACCGTCAGCAGGGGGCTGTAGGCTCCGGAATAGTTCTCCGGATTCCGCCCTTCGCCATGCTCGTAGAACACGGCCAGATTGGGCACGACTGACCGATAGTGACGCTGAGCGTTGCCAGCCGTGCCGGCGACCGTGACCGTGACTGTCGCCGTGTACGTGAACGTCGTTGCGGTGGCCGCCGTCACTTGCACCACGCTGTTGATGGCGGGCGTCGAGTTGGTGGCGGTGAGCATGACCCAATTGCCAACCGCGTACGTGTTGTTGACCGTAATGGTGTGAGCATTGCCCGCCGTCACCGTCGGGATGCTGGTGATGGTTGCGACAGCCTCCGACACGTTGCTCGGATTGGCGTACCCGCCTGTGGCCGTGCTGACCGGCACGCGATAATGGCCGTTCAAGCCCCGCACGGTGCCCCCCATGGTTTCCGACACGCTCTGCACGCCGGTAACTTCGTCCTTGCACATCGGCGTGATCGGCGTGCAGCCGTACAACTTGATCCCGCTTTGCGCAAGGCTCCACTGGATGGCGTCAATGAGTCCGTACCCGTCCTTCTCCCCGTTCGAGTTGAGGAACCCGGTAATGAACGTGCGCTGTGCCCGCATCGCGCTCACGAATCGAGCCAGCGGAGCCTCATTGATCAGACCAATGCTCATGGGCCACCCCTTTCGCGGGCTCAGAACGTCGCCATCAGGCACGTGATGCCACGCGCCGTGTTGGTGCCACCGTCGTTGACGACCGTGTTCACGATGATCTTGTCGGCGTTGGCGCGGTCAAACACCAGCATCACCAAGCCGTCAGCCGCGCTGGGACCGACCACCTTGGCCCCGTTGAGCGTCCAATCGCCCGCGGCCGCGCTGATCGTGTCCGCAAACTTCCGCGACGCCGCGTTGACCGGCACGGGCATCTGGAACAGGTCATCCGGATTGTCGACCGACACGTCAACAGCCAGGTTGCCCGCCGTGATCGCCAAGTCCAGCACCGGAACCGCCAGCCGGTTGGCCCGCGGCTTGGCTCCGGGGTTGGAGTTTGCCACGCCGGAACCGGCCTTCATCGCAATCCACACCCGGGCCGACGCCACCAGGTTGTTCGCGTCGCTCCCGTTCAACGCATGCACGATGAACGCCAACGCCACGTTCGCGCCGTCCGCAATGTCGCCCACCCGAATCGCCGCCGTGTTGCCCCACTCGTCTCGAGCATGCTCGTACGTCGCGTACGACGCCAACGCCGTCGTGCTGGTCATAATGTGCGGGCCGCCAATGGGCATAAACGGCGACCGCAGCGACGTGATCGCTACGTGCGGCGGAACGACAATCCGTGGTTCAATGGGCATGACAGACGCTCCGGCTCTTGAACCAAGCCCGGGCGGAATGTCCCGCCCAACAATAGGCCAACATGCCGACGCCTCCCATTCGCGTCAAGACTTCCGCCGCCATCCGCATGCGGTCGGTCGTCGAGCAGGCTCTGGCAGAACACGCCATTCCAAGCATCATCGAGCGTGCCCCAGACACCCCGTGGCTTGCCACCGCCTTGGCCGAAGGGGCCATCATCTCCGTCATCGGCGGCGCCTGGCTCCATTCCGGCCCCAACGCCCTCTGGCCCGGCGCAGTCGCCCGCGTCACCCACGTCGAACGCGGTCGCGTCCGAACCGTCATCGTCTGGCCCACCAACCGCAACGACGAAGGCGTCCTCTGGTCCGTCCGAACCCTCACGACCGGAGACGTGAACCAAGATCAACTCTGGCCTCAATCGTCCGGTCAAATGGACGCATCCCCGCCACCACCGCCACCGCAATCAACTGCGTCGTCGTCCTGAGCCCTAGCCGGATCCTCGCTCGCCGCATGATCTGCGACACCACCACCGGCCCGCTTGCCGCCGTCGTCGCCGCAATCTGCTTGTACGTCAGCCCGTTCAACGACAACTGCACAGTCCACGCCTGACCAGGCGTCAGCCGCCGAAGCATCCGAGACGCTCTCCGCTGGTCCAGCGTGACCACGACTCACCCCCCAGCGCGTTTCCCTCGCCGCGTCGGCCGAACCTCGACATTGCCGCCCTCGTCCTTCCCCGCATCCGGCTTCTCGACCGGCTTCTTCTCCGCCGGCGGCTCCTGATGCTCGTCGTCGTCGTAGTGATCCGCTGGCTCCGCGTCCCGACGTAGCCCGTCGTCACGCTCCTCCTCCTCCTCAGGAACCTCCACCTCCACGTTCCCAACCTGCCGCCCACGCTTGTTCGTGAACCGCGGAATCACGCCAGTCTCCCCCTGCGTCTGCACCGACATCTGCAACGCACGCCACACCGCCAGCCCCAACGCCGTCAGCCGGTACGCGTCGTGGAACGTCGTCGTCTCCGACGGCTTGTGTTCCAGCAACAACAACGTCCGCCACAAGTACGAGTGCCCGTCCCAAATCTGAACGCCCCACCGCTGCTGGCACAGTTCAATCAACGCCTTCCCAGGCACGAACGCCATCGCCCCGCGACTATCCCACACCTCACCCAACACCGTCACAATGGCGCGAAGGTCCGCACGCTCGCGGACAGTCTCCACAAGGCGCCGGTCAACAGTCTGGATCGCTGGTTCTTCGGTGGACGACGTGTAAGACATGCGGCTGCCCTCAACCGCACTCGCGACTCACTGTAGGGCCAACAACGGCATCCGCAAAAACCGGTCGCACACCACGGTACCAGACACCTCCCCTGCATGGAACCAAGTCGAATGACGGGGAGGGGGGAGGGGGCACGCACAACAACCCCGGACAACCCGCCGTGACAACGCAACGACGTCGGGGGGGACATCGTGATGGCGTGGCAGGATTCCCCCCCCCCCACCCCGCGCGATGGAACCAGCGGGGATGACGGCCACCCCCCACCCCCCGGTCGGCCCCGCGGCGTCGCGTCGTTGGGCCCGCGCGGCCGGTCGGCGCGGGCGTCGGCGGCGTCGCGTCCCCCTCGCGGCGGTCGTCGCGTGGTCGTGGCGGGCGGGGCGGGCGGGGCGGTCGGCACGGCGACGGGGTCGAGGAGGAGGAGGAGGGCGACGGGGCGGAGCAAGCGACCCCATCCCATCGCCAGCAGCGGGCGACGGGTGGCGGCGGCGACGGGATCCGGCCTCGGCGGCGGCACGGGCTTGGCGTCGCGTCCGGCGTCGCTCAGGCGGCGCTCAGGCGTCGCCCAGGCGGCGACCAGGAGGAGGACGGCGGCCGCGGCGGCGTGCTTGGGGGGGCCTGGCCCCTCGCCGGCGGGCCGCGGCGACTCGATGAGGGCGGCGGCGGCGGGCTCGCGGCGGCGGCGGCGGGTCGCGGCGTGGTTGATCAGCCTGACAACGGCGGTTGTCGGCTTCAACCGGGCGCAGAAGCGACTCCGAGGGCTGCGCCGGGCGACGTCGGGGGCGACTTCCGGCGGTTTCCCCCGGGGCGGGCGCACGAAAAAGCCCCCGGCGGCGGGGGCTTGGCGTGCTGCTGGGCTGTTGGAGGCGGGTCAGCGGGTCGCGGCGGCGTGGCGTTCCCACCGTCGCGCCTGCTCCAGACAGAAGCCGCGGCCGGGATGCTCGCCGCGCTCGGCACGGTCTCGCCACTCGGCGGCCTGCGCCGCGGCGATGGCAGAGTCGAGGATCGACGCAAGCGGGCCCGGGTGGTCGCCCCGGTCGAGCGCGTCCCGCACCTTGATGGCGGCTTCCAGCAGCATGTCGCGTTGTTGCTCGGGTGTCACGCCGCCCCCCCTTCTCGCTCGATGCGGTCGAGGGCCCAGCCGACGAACTCAGGCAGCCCGTAGGACTCGGCCACGGCCTTGGCCGCCGACCTCGGCTCCATGCCCTCCTCGCGCAGCAGCCACGCCATCAGCACCGCGTACGCGGCCTCTTGGGCCTGCTGCACCGTCGCCTCCGTCACCAGCCCGAGGCGGGGCCCGCCGCTCCGCGTGTGGATGGCAACATGGCTGCCGCCTCGGTAGATGAACCAACCGGAAAGCCACGTGCGGATGCTGCGCTCCGCCTCGTCGAGCGTCACGCTGGGCCACTGGTCTAGCGAGTCGAGAACCGCACTCACCTGCTGCACGGCGCACCGTGTGTCGGGGTCGAGCCGCCCCGCATGTCCTTCCAACTGCGTCAACACCATGGGTCGCTCCATCTTGAGCCCGGGGGGATGCGGGCAGGTGGTTGCCCCCACCAGAGTGTACCACCATGGTATCGGTACTGCAAGCGTCGCACATCAGTTTCGGTTCACTTCGCCCGGGGAGCAGCATCGCCGCGTAGCGCGGTCGCTTGACTGGCGCGGGCCGTGACTTCGCGCTCATACACCCGGACCGCCTCTTGGACCACGTCCGCCAACGGCATCGCCACGCCGTCGAGCAGGACAAGCCGCGCCTGCACACGCCGAACCGCTGAGTACGTCGGGCGGTCGAGCCGGAGCGACCATTCTCGATTGTCGTGCCGCATGGAACACCTCGCCGCGGGCCGCTGAGCCATCCAACCGGCCCCCACGATGTCGCGTGCGTGGGCCGGGGTGCGGTTCACCCGCTTCGGCAGCGTACGCCGACTCCACGCAGTGGGCGGCTTCCACGGCTACCACCGTTCCCACGGCTTCCACGGCTTCCACGGCTACCACGGATCCCACTACGCTCGAGGGTGCCTGATCGAACTCGGCAGTACGCCGCAGCAAGTCCTCGCCAGATACGTGACGGCGTGCAGGTGGTCGCCGTCGCGCTGCTGGCGTGGGTCGAGTCGCAGCGTCTGGCGAGTCGGGCGGCGGCGCGGCTGGGGCTCGGGCCCAACCCGGCGCGGTTCCGCCGCCGGTGCCAGCGGTGCAGGGACTGGCCTTCACTGGTCCGTCTGGCGACCGCGGCGGGGGTGGTGCTGCACGTCGCCATCCGCCCCTGCGCCCTGCTGGGCAGAACGCTGGCCGAGGGGGAC